GAAGTGGTGAAGAATGAAGTCAAAGCACAAGTTAAAGAAGAAGTTGCTAAACTTATCAAATCTGGTGCGGTTACATTAAACACACAAAAGAAAACATCTACTCCATCATTGAGAGAGATGACAGAAGTTGCGGCACAACCACAAGTTAAAAAGCAACAACCAATTCAACAACAAAGAACTCAACCTCAAAGGGAATTTTCAAAAGACCCTATGATTAATGAGATTTTAAATATGACTCAACCATTCACATCGGAACAACGTAAGGAAGGTGCTCAAGCAGTTGGAAGTGTATTGGATATGATTAAGCCTGAATTAAGAGTTGATGAGAGTGAATGGGAAACTATGGATTTTAGAGATGTAAATGTACCAGCAGGTACACCAACTTTTGAATCAACAGGCGATGGATTACAAGATGCTACAATAAAAGCATTGACGAGAGATTATTCAGAATTAGTAAAGAGATTTAAATAATGGCAATAGAGCTTGGTAAAGTTAATGTAACCGATTTAACGGAAAATGACTATAAAGTATTAGGAGTTGGTATAAATACTACATCTGATTCTAATGGTATATTTGCTGTTAATTTTACTACAATATCCCAAGCCAAAAGTAATTTACAAAATTTAATCTTAACCAAAAAGGGAGAAAGATTAATGCAGCCAGATTTTGGATGTGATATTTGGAAAATTTTATTTGAACCAATTATAGAAGGAGAAATTGAAACTAATATAGAAAAAGCTATTTTAGAAGCAATTGATGCTTGGATGCCGTATTTAAATATAGATGAGATTGTGTTTGATTATGATGAAAACGATATAGATGCAAATAGAATAGCATTAGATTTAAAATTTTCTTTAAAATCAAATAAAAATATAAGAGATTCGATACAAATAGATATAAATAATTAATAATGGCAATAAAGTCCTTTGATAAAAATTTTGGTAGTAATAAGAATGTAAATTATGTTGGAAAAGATTTTGCAACGTTTAAGGAAAATCTTATAGAATATACTAAAACTTATTTTCCAAATACATATTCTGATTTTAATGAATCATCGCCTGGCATGGTGTTCATTGAACAAGCAGCTGCGATAGGTGATATACTTGCATTTTATCAAGATACACAATTAAAAGAGTCAATGTTATCATATGCAACTGAAAGAAAAAATGTAGTTGCATTGGCTCAAACTATGGGATATAAGCCGAAAGTAACATCACCTGCTGTTACAACTATGACGGTTTACCAATTAGTTCCAGCGGTAGGTACGGGTATAAATAATAAATTAGATGAAACATATTGTATTAGAATAAAAGAAGGAATGGAAATTTCTTCAGTAACAAATTCCAATATAGTTTTTAGAACTACCGATGTAGTAGATTTTTCGTTATCAGGTAGTAGAGAAGTAGATGTACATGAAAGAGATGCAAATGGTGAACCTACTTTTTATTTATTAACTAAAAAAGTAAAAGCAATTTCAGCTGTTCAAAAAGAAACATCATATCCGTTTGCTTCATATGAATCATATCCAACAATAGAATTAACTGATGATAATATAATTTCAATTGCGTCTGTTACGGATAGTTCTAATACCAAATATTATGAAGTTCCATATTTGGCACAAGAAAGTATTTTTGTTGAAAAACCAAATACAGAAAGTAATTCTGATTTATATAATAGTTCAGCAGATGTTCCATATATTTTAGAAGTACAAAAAGTACCTAATAGATTTTCAGTTAAAATTAATTCAGATAATACAACGACTTTACAATTCGGAAATGGTGATGTTAGATTAAACGATGAAACCATTTTACCAAATACAAAAAATATAGGATTAGGTTTAGCAAATTCCATAAGTAGATTGGATAATAGTATTGACCCATCTAATTTTTTAAAAACAAATACATTTGGAATAGTCCCAACAAATACAACTATAACTGTTAAATATTTAGTTGGTGGTGGTGTGAGTTCAAATGTAAATACGGGAGATTTAGTTAAAATAAATAAAATAGAGTTTGATGAAGATTTGGTATCAATATCAAATCAATCTTTATATAATACTATGAAGCAATCAATTGCAGTTGAAAATTTAGAACCTGCAGTTGGTGGTAGAGGTAGTGAATCAATTGAAGAAATTAGACAAAATGCGTTAGCAGCATTTGGTTCTCAAAATAGAGCAGTAACTAGACAAGATTATATAGTTCGTGCATTATCAATGCCTGAAAGATATGGTAGTGTTGCAAAAGTATATGTGAGCCCAGATGGTGAGATTGATAATAATTCCCCATCTTCTATTCTTGCTAATCCAAAAAATATTTCGGAATTTGTTGGTATTGTTGAATCATTAAAAGATAAATCTAAAACTGATATTCAAAAAGAATTAGTTAAATACCTTGTACAAAAGAAAACATCTATTTCAGAAGTAAATAACCCATTTGCAATTAATATGTATATTTTGGGATACGATGGTAATAAAAATTTAACAAATATAAATGATGCAGTAAAACAAAATCTTAAAACTTATTTAGGTGAGTATAGGATGATTACCGATGCAGTAAATATTATAAATGGATTTATTATAAATATAGGTGTAGATTTTGAAGTAATATGTTATTCTAATTATAATAAAAATGAAGTATTGACTAATTGTTTAGTTCAATTACAAAAATATTTTAACATAGATAATTGGACATTCAATAAACCAATAAACATTTCAGAAATAGAATTAATATTAGCAAATGTAGAAGGTGTAATGAGTGTACCATCTGTTAGTATTAAAAACCTATGTGGTGGAGATGGAAATTATTCAACAAATAGATATAATATAGAACAGGCAACTAAAGGTAAGATTGTATATCCATCTTTAGACCCATCTATATTTGAAATTAAATATCCAAACAAAGACATAAAAGGGAGGGCTTTATAATGCATAAATTTTTCACATCATCATACGATGCAAGTATATACTTACAACAACCTGAACAAAATACTGGTAGGGATGAAATATTGGAAGTGGGTAAGCTATATTATGGTTCTACTATGGATATAGCTAGAACGTTAATTAAGTTCGATACTGGTTCAATAAAATCTGAAATTCAATCAATTGGAACGGGTAGTTGGAAAGCTTATTTAAATCTTAAAGCAGCCGGCTCCGAAGAAATTCCATTAGAATATGTAATTTATGCAAATGCAGTTTCTCAAAGCTGGTCAATGGGAACAGGTACTAAATTTGATAATATAACAAGCGATGGTATTAGTTGGAAATATAGAGATGGAATATCCGCTTGGCAAGATAATACTGTGGGTGGTACTGCATATTATGCAGCAGGAACAACAGGTTCTGCAAATGCAGAAGGTGGTACTTGGTATACTGCATCACAATCTTCTCAATCCTATTCATACGAATTAGATGATGTTAGAATGGATGTTAGTGGATTAATTACAAAATGGATTAGTGGTTCTTTACCAAATAATGGATTCATTATACATCATAGTTTAGAAAATGAATATAATAATAATTTAGATTATGGTGTTCTTAAATTCTTTTCAAAAGAAACATCCACCATATATGAACCAAAATTAGAATTAGTTTGGGATGACCAAATTATAAATAGAGGTAGTTTAACGCCGGTAACGGGTTCAGCAGAAGATGAATATAAAGTAGTTTTGTTAAATCTAAAAAAAGAATATCCACAAAATCAAAAAGTTAAAATAAGAGTAAAAGGTAGAGACATGTATCCTTTAAAATCTTTTGGAACTACATTTGAATATGACCAAGTGAAATATTTACCATCTACTACTTATTATCAATTAGAAGATTACAAAACAGGCGAAATTATATTTCCATTTGGAGATTTTACTAAAGTAAGTTGTGATTCTACATCTAATTATTTTGTAATGGATTTAACTACACTACCATTGCATAGAACTTATAAATTAACAATTAAAATAGTAGAAAGTGGTATATCTACTTTAATAGATGATAAATTCATTTTTGAAATAGTATAATAATGACTAATTTAGAAGCAATAGCTCAAAAATTACAACAAGAAAAAGATTCTAAATTGGAATCGATATTAAGTATATCGGGTTCATCTGCTATTACCAAAAATCAATATAATATAACTGTTGTTGATGATACAAATATAGCATCATCTTTATTATTTAAACCATTAACTAAAACAAAATACGATGATGTTGAATTAGTTAAAGCTATTGATGTTGAAGTTAAAGAATTAAAACCTGATATTCCTGCAATTAATAAAAATTTAGTACCAAAACCACTATATGATGAAAAGGTTGTGGAGACTGATGATTTAAGAAAAACAGTAAAAAAATTAACTGATGATGTACAAACTCTTACCGATATAATTGCTAATTTAAAAAGTGAATTAGAAACCGAAACCAATAATAAATTAAACATTGAGCAAACCAATGATGTATTAGCAAATCAATTAGATACATTGGGTGGAACTTTGGGAGATATGACCGGTCAGATTTCTACATCATTACAAAAATCAATTGATGAATCTATTTTAAGAGCTTCTTTACAATCGCAAAACACTGGATTTAAAGCTCAAATCAATGCATTAATTAAACAAATTGATTCATTGAATGCTATTATTAAAGGTTTACAATCTCAATTGGGAGCAGTTCAGCAACAACAAGCAATACAACAATCTACATCAAATTTAGCAGCCGCTAGTGGTGGTGATATATTGGTAAAAGGACTTGTTATTAAATGGGATGGTGCAAAAGATAGAACGGATTTAGGACCTAAGGGATTATCCGGTAAAATAAATGCAAAAAACTATGGACAAACTAAATTTGAATTAGGAGGTCAGTTAGTATTAACAAATAATGATACACAACCTGTTAAAATTTCAATAGAACATAAAGCAGCTAATGGTTGGAATTGGTTAATTATTCCAAAAAATAATTTTGAAATAGCAGGTAGTGGAAATGAAACTATTGAATTTAAAATAAATGCAAGTGCTGTTCCAGGTGGAGTAGATTCGCATGAAAGAAGATTTATATTTAGTTGGGGATGGACTGGTACTACTGATTACAAAGGTACTATTAAAATAGTTGCAACTAAAGCAGATGGTACAATAGAATCAAAAGAATATCCATCTAATATTGTAAAAGCAAATCCTGGTTCCTATTAATATATAAGATATGAGTATTAAAAAATATGCAAATTTTGAAGCAGTAGATGCAAAAACCGATAATGAAGGACAATTTCTCCAAGCGGAAGATTTGTTTATCGTATCCAAAAATGAAATAGAAGATACCGACTTTGGTGATTGTAGATATGATGTAATGGAAGTATCTGTATATGATATTAATAGTAATTTATTGCCACAACAAAATGGAAATAATGTTGCTTATATAAAAAAGCATGATATTAAAAACTATATGTATAGTTTAGTTAATAAGGGCGGCCAAAAAGAATTAGCTATTAATATTGAAAAATTATTAAATGACTTAGGATTTAGAAATGGTATTTTAAAAGTTAATATAAATTTTGTTAGAAATAAAGTAGGTTCTGATAATGAATTACAAAGAGTTTGGATTCAGGAAATATCTCCTTCAAGAGAAGAAATCAGAATTATTCCATTAAAAACAAAAGATGAAAATATAAATAACATAACTAAATATGAATTCAAAAAAATAAATAATTTAAGTAAAGATTTTAAATATTATAAAAAAAATATATTAGATGCATTAGATAAATTTGAATTTAATTCATTAAATGTAATTGATGATGCATTAGTTGCAAAATTTGGAAATGATTTCAGAGCAACTATTAGAAAAGATTTTGGATTAAGAGATTTAGATACTTTTAATAAAAGAATATTTGAAAATTTTAGAGATAGTATTAAAAATTGGTTAAATAACAATTACTATGATATATCACAATCTACTTTTGGCAAACAATCCGAAACTAGATTCGAAGATTGTGAACAATATGATTTTAATATGCTATTAGTAGAAATACAATCCATTTTAAATAATTGTATTTCTTTTAATATAAAAACTTTAAAAAGAAGAAATATTGATTTTAAACAATTACCTAAAGAATTTGCAATTGTAGAATTAAGAAAACAAATTCAAGATAATATAAATTCATTTGGTACAAAAGTTGATATTAAAAGAAATATTTATTCACCTGATTTAGCATCTGTAAATGTTACTGGGACAAAAGATTTACCACCAATTGAAACTATTGTTGAAAAGCAAGTAACAATAGAACCACCAACAATAATACAACCAGCTCCATTACCTGAGCCGGAGCCTGTTATAGAACCACCACAAATTTCAACACCAATCGGCGGCGGAGGTGGAGGAGGAGGTAGAAGCTTCAATGAACCATATAATTATGATAATGGGTTAAATTATGGAGGATTTCCTATATACAGACCCCGTCAGGAAGAGTATAGATAAAATTATCATTAAGATATTTATAATAAACAATTATTTTGGAAAAAGCAATAGACCAAATTTTCGAATACCCAGCTTACGCAGAT